AACCCTAAATACATTTTTTCTATTGAAGCATAGGCATCACCAGTAACCTCTAAATTGCCATTCACCCTTGCACCATTACCATGCTGTGCAGTTTCAATAGCAGAGGACTTACCACCAACCTTAATTGGGCGTAAGTTCTCGTCTAAAGGATGTCCCTCTTGTAACTTTAAATCATTTGGCATCTGACTTAACTTTTTTAGGTTTCTTATTTAATATTTCTAATTTATTTAGCCTGTTCTCAATAGATGACAATTCTCCTGCCAATAATGTATTCTGCTCTAATGCTTTATCTGCTTTTTGGTCTGCATCATTTGGTAATTCCATATAATTAACAAGTTGTTCTAATTTGAACATTTTAGCCATGTGCTTTGCTATTTCTTCTTGCAATTTAGGTAATATCTTCTTACTTAATACCATCTTTGCTATCATAGGAACAAATGAGGCTGGAATCACTTCTTAATGCCTTTAACTACTGTTAATAGGACATCGTAAATAGCATCCATCAACTCAGCTTCTTGCTTTTCATTTAAAATAGGCAAATTCACCTCTTTATTTGCTGCCTTAATAACCTCTGCTTTGTTACTTTCTAAATATTTAATAACATAATCAATCGCAAAATTCTTTAAAAATAGTGCCAATTTATTCATTGCTTTCCTTTCATTGTTAAATCTACATAAACCTTCAAATCTGACTTAATCTCAGCAGACCATTTCTTTACCTTGCCAAACTCATCCATCATTTCTCTTTCAAAGTCAAATAATTTTTTATCTAATAAATCTAACCTGTGTTGCAGACTTGCGTGCTTTTCATCAAAACGCTTTAAAGTATCTTCTACTTTTTCCTTCAAAATATAGCGTATAAGGCTATATAATGCCCCAGCCATACCTAAACTCATTGCAACTGGTAAACCCAGCTCTTGTATCAATTTTATGGCTTCTTCAGTCATTTGTTATATATCATCCTTTTAGCATACTCAAGGTCAGCTTCCAAACTGTTTAATCTGGCATTGTGAGTTCTTAAAATTTCATCTTGTCTTACATCTGAGGGTATCGGAGCATCTTGTAAAGCCTTCATCTCGTCTATATATTGACCATTACGCTCTGATGAGTTTTCAACAAAAGCAATTCTCGTTGTTAATTGGCTATATCCCCAAACCATAGCTGATAAAAAGCCAACTATTTGTATTATCATTGGCAGACTAATATTCAAACTTGTTTTATCACTTATTCTATTGTTCACTTGTCTATTTTGTTCTTGCCCCATACCTTGTCATCATCTGATACATGAATGTTGGTCGCACCCTCAGTTAAAGTAACTTCCTTTTCTCCTAACCTGATATTTTGCGACTTGGCTTTATCAGCTTTCAAATGCTCGATAAGCTGAGTATTCTGGTCTGAAAACATCTTTATAACCTGAACAACTGGGTCTTCCTTGTCCTTTGTTCCAGTCATTGAATTTAAAATAGCAATTAAAGCCATTGAAATTGATGAAGTGGATGATGCTATAATAGCTATCATGGCTGCATCTTCAATGTAGATAATAGAAAAAACAAGCCCACCGAACAATAGAACAATGGTGGGCAAAGAATAACGAGCAATCTGAACAGCAGCTTTGTCACGCATAATGCGAACTTCTCTTGCTCTTTCTGCTTTAATCTTTTCTATTTTTTGATCCACTTAGTCCGTTTCCTGTTAGCTTTGACATAATATTGATGGTAGTATCCATCCTTGAGAGTATTTCGTTCATATTTTGCCGATTCTGCTCACGCTCTTGCTTAGAGTTATCTATCAGCTTAATAATGATACCTTCAATCCTGGTATGGTTTTCTGCAATTTGCTTCATTAGATTATTAGCCATCCATTGAAACAATTTAGTTATTGCATAAGAAACCACCGCAAGCATACCTGTAGGAAGCCCGAAGCGTTCAACTAAAGCGAGTATATCCTCCACTTAGCCATGCTCTCTGACTATATCGGCTAACCGATTAGCTCTGTTGGGAGTTTGCTTCGCCCAACGACTATCGAGCATCTCAGTAGCAGCACCCTTCCAGTCCTTGTCTTGCATATTCGCTATTGCTTTTTTAAATTTTGTGAATCCAGTAAAACCCATCTGATAGCACATTTCGATAATCACTCCCTGTACTTCAGGGGGCATATCCTTATACCAGTCTAATTTATCAAGCAGTTTTAAGTGTAACTGCGATATGCGACCTGTAAGGATGTGTAGGGATTCTTCTTCAGTAAGCCAAGTAATTCCGTGTCCAATAGTCCAAACACCTTCGCTACATTGATATGGTTTACTTCGGAAGCCCTCATTAACACCAATGCGTTCAATGAGTGCCTTGAAGTCTATCATTTCTTAAATATCCTGTCGTAATTCTTTTTATATTGCTCATCAGCTAAATCTATACGAAGCCAATCGCCTTTACCTACACCAAGAAGGTCGCCTTTTTTACGAACAACTCTATTTTGTCCTGTTATAGTATTTTCATAAGATGGCTTCATTTTTTGTTAACTTTCTTTTTAGCTTTCTTTTTTGGGCTTTCATATGGTGTCATATCCTTAAGCCCTACAACCCTTATCCATTCACTTGAATCAAGCAGGTATCTTAATGACTTCTCATCAATATTTTTGAAATCTCTTACTTCACCACTTACATTTTTTAAATAAATACCCATAAATCTCCTTGTTCAATATGAGGGCAGAGCTTCGACACCCTACCCTCACATTAATTATTACCTTATTAACCTTTATGAAGCATTAACAAAGTTTAACCCCATTTTGTTAGTTGCAGAATCTAACAACTTTGCACCATATATCATATCAGCGATCACTTTCGTGCCAAGATAATCAACATCATACTGAGATTGTATTCTAACATCCTGAGATGCTGCAAACGCACAGGCACTTGGAACATAAACAGCACCACTTCTATTTGTACCACCTGTTGAAATAGCCTGAGAAAAGAATACATCCATTCCATAAATCAGACCAACCGCTCCTGTGCTAATATGGCTACCTGAGGCAGCATTAGTACCTGATGGAATTGCATCTTGCCTAACAAAGTAAGTACCCATACCTGCACTTGGATTTAAAAGGTCTGCAAGTATTAGATGATTTACAGCCATTGAGCATTGATTTGGATCAATATCCAAGTCGTAAAGGTTTGCGAGTATTGACTCAAGATCACCTGTTGCAATAGCATCATCTGCGGTAAGCGTAACAGTTGTTTGCATACCGTCAAGCTCTGCCCATATATCAGTTTCAACTTTTCGTGCCAAAGATTCACCAAATGCTTTTGCATATTTTGAAATAAGCTCATATTCAGCCTGTATTGTCAAAATATCTTCAAATATTTCAGCTTGATAGATTTGTGTATTAATATCAAGCTGAACAGCAGTTACATCGTGAGCCTGCGGAGTTGAACCTTTGTTGGTATCCCATACAACGGCAGTTGATTGTGTTTTAGTTTGTGCATCTTGCATTAAAATTGCAGGAATATTAATTTTATCACCTTTATTTTTTACAAGTGCAGAATAATCATCTACTGAATTACGCAATTTATTGGCTCTAAAAAAGAAACTATAAATTGCATCTGCCCATACCTCAGGAACAAATCCATCACCAGATGTCTTGTCCATTAAATCACCCACAGCACCACCAACCAAGATTAGACCTAAAATCTCTATAAGTAACTGAGGGTCAGTTGTTAAAATTGTAAAATCCATTACTTTCTCCTAAGTTTAAGTTTTTCTTTGAGCTGCTGCAAGTATATCCTTCCATCTTGCCTTGCCCTCTTTAGGGCTTAAGGTAGTCCAATCCTGCGGTGGGGGTTGCTTTCCAACCGACCCACGAACAGTTGGAGCTTCAGGCGTTTTTGTTGCAGCAATCTTATTATTAAGTAAACGAAGCGTAGTTAAACTTTCATTATTTAACTGTTCTGCTTCATTTTCGTCAGCAGCGATAGATGCGATAAGTTTAGTTTTCTCATCATCCTCATATTTTGAAAGCCGACTATATTCGCCTTCCAGTTTCTCAACTTTAGAATTAAGTTCAGCTATGAGTTCATCTTTTTTACCATCTTCTGCTAATTGTTTTTGCCTTGCTTTTTCGTTTGCAGTTTCATATTCGCCTAATTTAGCCTGTAATTCTTTAATTGTAGCTTTTTTAGCCATTACTTCCTGCAACAAACCAGAATCAGCATTTTCAGGCTTGCTCTCTGTCTTAATATCAAGACTTTCTTGTACGCTTTCTTGTACTTGCTCTTCGGACATCTGTCCTCCTATCTTTAGTTATGTGCAAGATGTCCACATCTTATTCACATTTTCTTGCACGATTCAGATAACAAAACTTAAATTAATGTAGAAATAATATGCAAGTATTTACAATACTTTTCCTAAATACTTAAAGTAAAACATTAAAATAATTTAATATTTGAAAGCTGATCTCCAGACATATAAAAAAGAGTGGTTTAAGTTTATGGGATATTCGCCTCACAGGGGTCAATCTATGCTTCACTTCCCAAAAAAAAAGACTTCTCGCTTTTTTGTAATTGTCTGTGGTAGGGGGTATGGAAAAACCTTTGCTTCAGCTAAAGAGGCTTCATTTGTTGCATCGCAACCGAACAAAAAAGTAGCACTTGTGGGTTTGTCGTATAAAAAGTCAAAACTCCTGTTTGATGAAATATGGCGAACAATGGTCATCCCTAATAAATCTGCCGTAGTTAAATCATCTGAAAAAGATCAATATGTACAGTTTAAGTGGAACTCCTCCATTGAAGGTTTATCGGCAGATAATCCAGACTCATTAGTCGGAGATGAGTATGATTTAGTGGTCTTGGATGAAGTTGCCAAGATGAAACAGGATATTTGGGATATGTACATTTCACCCGCAGTCGGTCGAAGAAACGGGAAAGCTATATTTATTACGACCCCACAAGGCTACAACTGGATATACGATAAATATCTTTTAGGAAAAAAAGACCCTATGTGGGAGAGTCATACTGCTCCTGCCTGGGAAAATCATCACGCATATCCGCAAGGCGAAAATAATTCTGTTATTTTAGAGCGTAAGCGGAATATGTCTAAAGAAGTGTTTGACCAAGAATATGGTGCAAAATTTACTTCATTCGCAGGTCGTGTTTATCCGTTTGACAGGAATTTAGATGTGGGGAAATATGGATATAACCCTAATTTTCCTACCTATTGTGCGATGGACTTTGGTTATCGTATGCCAGCCGTTGGATGGTTTCAAGTTTATAGTGTTGGTGGAATTGAGCATATCAATATGATAGATGAGTTTATCCATCAGGAGAATATTAAAACAGAGTCTTTAGCTCAAATTATTAAAGAAGCACCATATAACATAGCTGCCTATTATGGTGATCCTGCTGGTATGCAAGCACAAGGGCAGTCAGGGCTTGGTGATATTGAAATATTAAGACGACACGGTATTGTTGTTCGTTCTGTGAGAGATAAAGCATCAAGAAATAAGGCTTCGGGCGAAACTCATGTTCGTGGCTTTATGGAAAGTGCAGACGGACTAAGAAGGTTTCATATAGACGAGAAATGTGTCGGTATTCAAGAGGACTTAGAAAGTTTGCGTTACCCAGAGTCAAGCATAGACCTAAAACCTGAGAGTTTAAAAGATGGCTACCACGATCATGGTTGCGATATGGTTAGGTATTTTTTTGTAAACCGTTTTCCAATTAAAAAAAGAGAAGTAAGGATGATTAAAAGATGATAGACTTAATTCAAGACTCAATTAAGGAATTAAAACTTCACAATGCGAAAAAGCGTGAAGATCATATTGAGAAACTTTTAGACTACTACAATGGCAATGATACAGCTAATTACATTTCAAGAATGTTTGCTGGTTCTGCTTTTTCTGAAATTCCACCAGTAGAAACAAATATAACAAGAAAATTCATCAATAAGATGAGCAGAATTTACACGATTGGTGCAATCAGGAATGTAAATGATAAATATAATGAGCTTACTATTCTAAAAAATGCTCGTATGAAACATATTGAGCGTATGACCCGTCTTTGTGGTACTATTGCGACACGAGTAGTAATGGTAGATGGGGATATGCCTTATCTTGACTACAGACCTATATATTTCTTTCATGTAAACTTTGAAGATGATCCATTTACGCCAAAATCTATTTCATATCCAGTTTTACAACCTGTGGAAGATACCTCGAAGGTGGAAAAGCTACAATATGCCTATTGGGATAAAGAAAGATACCTTTTAATGGATGAAGATGGTGTCATTTTAGATGAAATACCACACAATTATGGCGTTTTGCCATTTATTTTTACTCACAGAGAAAACCAAACAGATAGTTTTTATGTGGAAGGTGCGAATGATATTGTTAATGCGAATGAGCATATAAATATAGCAATGACAGAAATGCAACTTGGACTTCGCTTTCAAATGTTTGGACAGCCAGTTATGACGGGTGCAGAAATGGGGAATAAGCAAAGAACAGGCTCAGATGTGACATTAGAATTACCCGAAGGTTCTACATACGAAATCGTTGCCCCGCAAGGCAATGTCGAGGGAGTTATCGAAAATGTTAAATTCCTCGTTGAACTCGTAGCACAAAACAACCACCTATGGGTTCAATGGTCAGAGCAAGGAGGGGAGGTTCCTTCGGGTATCTCCTTGATGATAAAGGACTTAGAGCGAAGCGAAGATTATCAAGATGACTTAGAACTCTGGAGAATGTACGAATATGAATTATATAGAGTTGAAAGACAGGTCGCAGCAAGTTTTGTATCCCTGCCAAGCGACTTAGGTTTAGACTTTAAAGAGCCTGAGTATCCAAAGACAGTTCAGGATCAAATTCTTTGGGATAAACACAGATTAGAGCTTAATTTAATTAATGAAGTTGGGCTTTTAATGGAGTATAATAACGACTTAACACAAGAACAAGCGGAGCTAACCATTGCCTCAAACAAGCAAAGAAACCAAAAACTCTCAATATTTGAAAAGGCACGCCAAGCAGCTCAAAGAACTGCTGAGGTTTGATATAGAGTTGCCTCAAGATGGTATGGAGGCTATAATAGAGAATCCTGCTGAGTGGGCAGAAGAGATAGCTGAAAATGCTATTATGTCACAAATTCCCCGTTACAATAAAGCTAAAGACTTAGGAGAAAAGTTCGCCCGTGAAATTACAGATTAAAACGACCTTTGACTTCGGGAAATTAGCCAATTCGGTAAAGAGTACCATTAATGAATTTAAAGAGGAAACTATAAAAGAAGAATCAGGTCAAATGTCTAACAGATTGAAGTCTGGAAAGACTATTGACGGGCAAATGAAGCCACTTTCTGAAGTCGCAAAAATAACCCGTATATTGCGAGGGCATAACCCATCTTCTCCTCCATTGAATGCTTCAGGAAAGTTATTAAATAGTATAAAAGCTAAAAAAACAGGTATATCTGCAAAAGAATATGGAGTATATCATAATAGGGGATTCGTAACTCAAAATAATCCAGTTATTCCAGAAGGCAATAAAAAGCCTAAAGGCGGGTTAAGGAAGAGACAATTTAAATTTAAAGGTAAAGCGATACCTCAAAGACAATGGATTCATACAAATGAAACTTTTAAATATAATAATAAATTAATTAAAAAAATGTTTGATAAATTTGCAAAGGCACTTAAAAAGTAATGGCTGATGAGGAACAAAATACGCAAACTCTTGAAGAAGAGGATGAGAACATCCTTTTGTGGGCAACGCTGGGCATCAGCTTTGCTATTGACATCTTCGCAACAGAAATTGAGCGAGAAATTGCTCTCCTTAGAAACGCAGGTATCTCAAATGATGAAATACTTAGAATCCTGCGAAGCGATCTATCAACAAATGGAAGAATATTCGGACGACTGCGGAATAATATTAAGCGAGGAATTGTATCAGCAGTTATGCAAGCATCTCGAATCGGACAAGATAGAGTTTATGGGGATAGCGTAATGATGCAATGGGTATCTGTAGGAACGCCTAAAATATGTGTAGATTGCGAATCCCGTATTGGACAAGTAAGGTCTTGGGAAGAATGGGAGGTATTAGGACTTCCTGCTTCTGGTTTTTCCGTTTGTAAGGAATTTTGTTACTGTCAGCTTATTCCTGCGGATGTTCCGATGCCATCCTCTGTTCGGCTTCAATAATACTATCTTCCCACGCTTTACGCTGACCTTTAGTTGGTCTTTTAGCAGGTAATGCCTTTATTCCTACCAAATTTGCCCTTTTTTGCCACTTTCTTAGTTCTTTCCGTGCCAAGTTCCGTTTAGCCTTTTTATCGGCTATTTTAGCAGCATCTTTAAGTGCTTTACGAACCTTAGAATGATCTTCCTTCGCCTTAACATTATCATGTTTCTTATTCCTCTCAGGTAATTCACTAAAGTCTTGCAATGCTGCGGGCATATCATCAACTATCTCCGCATCCTGTATATCACCTATCTCAGACTTTTTTAACCACTTCTCAAAAGGACTATCAATAGTAACATGGATATTCTTCTGCAATTTACCACCATGCTCTAAAACCAATCTACCAGCCTGCACATTACCCGCCTTTGCTTCCCTAACCATAGCCCTTAATACCTGAACTTCCTCATAAGAATATTCAACCATATAAGCCTCATACACAGCATCCCAGAAGTTTGGATCTCGCCTTATACTGTATAAAGACTTATCAGAAATACCACACATAAGTGCAACTTGCTCATGTGTCACATCAGGGGTATTCGCATATATCTGAACAGCCTTATCAATAGCTCCTCGAAGCTGTAAACTTTTATCTGTAGGTGGCACTTATTTCTCCTCTGTTTGCATATATCTTAATTTAAATAGCATGACACATATTTGAAAAATTTTTATTTTTTACGCTATCTGGACTTATTTTTTATATTTTGTGGGGAATGGGGATGCCCCCGCCAGGAGAAAAGCCGTACGCCCCTACCCCTTTTTGATGTGAACTGATACCCTTACCCGTGCCACTTTGACAGGCTGCGGGTGGTAGTTTGGGAGTCTTGAAAGCGGTGTGTGTTGACCCATAAAGCCAGCATTCAACCAGCATAAAACAAACATAAAACAAATCCCAAAACAATATTATTGCCAATATCCCAATCCCAATTAGATCCAATCCAATTCAATTCCTTTTATCCTATTACATATATACTATTAGTATTACTTATAGGCTGTGTATGTTTTCCCCGCCCGAATTTTCCACCCGTTACCATTACATAGAATCAATTTAAAGCCCTGAAAATACCCTTTAAAGCCCGTTTAATTGTTTTCCGTTGTTCTATTACATATAATAGATAAACCTTGTTAGATGCTAAATACTATGGTTTTCCCCGCTGTTTAGAATAATTTACCTATTCAATTAAATACTTTACCGAAGGGAAACCAATCTTTTTTTAAATTAATTGTAAAAATTACTTGCATTGAATAAGGGTAAAGGTTTTAAACTTCCACTAATGCAATTACAATTTACACTTAATTAGAGGTTACTAATGGAAACATACAACGAATATTTAATAGTTTTTTTATTCATATCATTAATACCAGCTTTTTTATTAATGTTTACAAACTGTTTAAATAAATACGAAAATTTAATTTTTAAATTATTTACAATCAGCTCCGTGATTACATTAATTTTCGTTTATCATTTAGTATTTATACAATTTAACATATTACAACATTTAACTAAATAAAGGATAGAATAACAATGAAAAAGATTTTCAATAATAACATAAAAAAAGATATTTCAGAGCTTGCAAGTAAAAACAATACCAAGGCAATTATCCAAATATTGGAAAATTTCATAAATGGTGTTACTGAATTTAAAAAAGGCTCCAATGAGTATTTTATTGCTAAATTCCTTCCATGGTTAAAAGGGGAGACTGATAAACTCCCTTTTAATGTATTTAAAATAGGGAATTCAAAATTGCCCTTCCTTAATTTTTCAACCCTTCCAATTGTTACCTGTGCGGGATCAGGTGACTGTGAAATTTATTGCTATAGCCTTAAGGCTTGGCGATATCCTTCCGCCTTCTTATCACAGGTACAAAATACTCTGTTAATGTTTAAATTTCATATTATTGAAGATGAACTTAATAAGATTATTAATAAACCTAAATTTAAAAAACTTGATAAAATAGATTTCCGCTTGTATGTAGATGGGGATTTCTCCAATATTACAGATTTAAAAAATTGGATGAAATTACTTAAAAAAAATAACAAAGTTAATACCTACGGATATTCAAAAAGTTTCAACCTATTCCTTCAATTGGTAGATGAAAATTACAGTTTCCCTAAAAACTATACTTTGAATTTATCAAACGGTGGTATTTATGACAGTTTAAAACAATTTTTAATCAACGAGCCGTTTGTGAGGGGAAATTTTACGGCTGTTCACGGGGATATTAAAACAATTAGAAAAAAATTTAATAAAAAAGTCTTCATTTGTCCGGGTGACTGTGGGAGCTGCACAAAAATAGGTCATGCTTGCGGGAATATGGATGTATTCAATAACATGGAAATTGTGATTCCTATACACTAAATAATGCACTTTTTTATTTAGGCAGGGTATTACATCAAAAAACAAAAAAACAGCCTGAGAGCGTAAATTTGACAGCCTCAGGCATAAATTAAGGATAATATGAAAAATAAAATATGGATTATTGATAAAATTATAAATGCAATAAATGATGATGAAAAAGAAACAATACTACAATACAAAAATAAAAGATAAGGAATTATAAATGAGAATAAGTAAAAAAGAATTTCATAAAAAATTAGATCAAATAAATTTATTAGATTATAAAATTGATTATAAAAGGGAACAAAATTTCTTTTTTTATAAAGGTTATAAGTATGTACTGGAAATAATTGTATCAGAAAATTATAAAGTAGTAGAAAATTATTATAAATTTAAATTATAAACAACCATAAGGAGATTATAAAAATGTACTGTGATATTTGCTATACCATTATAAAAGATAGTGATAATTATAAAATTTTCGAGATACCGCCGGAAGATGATTTTATACGAGTATGCAACGAATGTAATGAGGAGCAATTATAAATGGAAGAAAGCATAACAGGACACATTATTACAATTATAATTATAACCAGTATTTTATATTTAAAATTGAGAATAAAAAAATGGTAGTATTTATTTTCAAGAGAATAAACGGAAAAATAACTAAAAAATTCATTATAAAAAGGAGAAAAAAATGAAATGTAAGGAAATAGATATGAAAGGATTAAAAAACCATATCCAAAATTGCAATTTTTATTTAGTTGCAATGAGCGGGGATGTATCAGCTAAAGGAATGGGAGATGTAGCAGATGCAATTTTATTAAGTAAGGCTCATTATAAATTGATTAGAAAATTTTTAATTTGCCAAGCTGAGTATAATTTCGATGCTACATTTTTAGAATTAGATGAAAATAACAACGAATATTATTATAAATTGATAGAAGAATTATTTAATGCTAAAATTTTTACGAATAAATACCAAACAAGATCGACATGGGATATAGTCATTGAAGGAGATTTGGATCTACTCGGCTTTAAGTATAAAATTATAAATTAAGACTCTCAATAAAAAAATTCATTATAAACAGGAGAAAAAATGAAAAAACAAGAAATAGTTGATATGGTTTTTACTGATACTCACGAATTCCTATGTACACGGGATAATTGGGCAAAGGTCAAAGCAAACGGGCAATATATAGCATTTGGACTATTAACAGCGGTATTTGATGTTATATTTAGTTTAGCACCATCAAAAGAAGATGCTATGATGATAATTGATATAGCATTAGAAGACTATTATAAAAAGGAGAAAAACTAATGGAAAAGAAAACAATAGATTGGTATATAGGGAAAAAAATAGTTTGGACTACAGACTATAACGATGGTATGAATGTTTATAAACTACACGATGGAACTGAAGTACAAGGCTCGGATATATTTATAGCAGATACTATTGAACCACTTGGAATGGTTGATGGTAGGGGGAATCCTAAAAACTGGGATAAATTCGAAAAAGAAATGGTGTTAAGCGAGGAAGGTGTTAGATGGGTAACACTTGAATACGCTGAAAAATATCTTATAAAGGAGAAAAACTAATGGAATATAAAACCTGGATCAATATCAATTCAGAACAATTAAGGAAAAATTATAATTCAAGACGGGAATTTATTTATAAAACACCATTCGAAGAATATTGCAATTATATTTTTACTGGTTATTATAAAAATATGTTTATCCCCGAAGAGTATAAAATAGGACTAATATTTTAATTATAAATAAGGAGAATAAGTAATGAAATATCGTGTTTATAAAGTGAACGATACACCGCTTGAAGGCAGCCAAGATTATTTTGATGTTGGTACGCAAAAGATGGCTATAAAACTTGTTAAATATCTAAATAAACATTCCGATTATAAAAAGTGGGTATGGGCATGAATTTAGATAAATGGGTAGAAATAAGAACTATATTTTAATTATAACTATTTGCTTTTGCTGGATGTTTTGAGAAAATGGGTAGAGCTTCCCCTACCCTCAAGTAGAGGAACGCTCTTCCCGTCTTGCTTCCGCCATCAGTTCATCGGTCACGGGTAAGCATTAAATGATAATCTTTAATGCTCGGACAATTACTTTCAATTATTATCAATCTATCTACTGGTCTTATTGCCTTCGCCCAACCATGAGAGTATGTAGAAAAACCCTTTTGGTATCTCTTTTATAACCCCGTATCGCCAAAAGTGCAGTCCGCAAACCAATACAGGGCGGGGAAAATTATATTAAGCAGTATTATAAATACAATGAATATTTTGAAATTATGATAAAATTTACAAAGGTTGTAAAAAATATTTTGTAGTATGGTCTAAATAGTTGTAAACTATATTTAACGATAACATTATAAATGAGGACATTATGAATAGAATAGGTGAGGTTATATATGAGAGAGGATACAGGAAGAATTATATCGCTGAAAAAATTGGCGTATTACCTGCACAGCTATCTCATTATATTAGAGGAACAAGAAAACCAAATAAGGAAAAGTTAAATTTGCTTTGTCATTTTTTGAATTGCAAAGTTAGAGATTTGTTTCCGTTAGGACTTGAAGATTAATGAAATATATTTTTGACATAGAGAGTAGAAATTTATCTATATTTGGAAAAGATGTTATAGATGAGGATGCTAATTTGTCCGTTCATTATGTAGTTGACCTGGATGAAAGAGCATGGGGTATAAAAGATATTACTATATTTGTAGTGAAAATATCGGGAACTTTGCAAATTACTAAAGACGATGAGAATTGGGCAGATGTGGACTTATCTAACTTTATAATTGATACCGAAATTTCTAATGATCTTAAAGAAGGGATATATCCTGCTTATGTAGATATAGACCTTGATGAAAAGAAAATACAAGTTAATTTTTAATAAAACAGGAATAAAACCGACATACCGACATCTATTTGGAATAGGTATAAAAAGGAGTATAAGAAGAATGTTAGAAGATATTAAAGATGCAGAAAATTATATAGAGGCTTGTGAGGTTGTGAATGAAATAGAATTATCTTTTAGTTCGTGGCTATATAGTAAAAAACACGCAGATATAATTAAAAAGCATGAAAATGTAAAAATGAGTGTAATATTATATTCTTTTTTAAGAGCGGCTTTAAGGATGGGGCTTGGGTTATTTCAAGGGGATATAGATAAGCTAAAAAAGATGGTTGATTATATTTATTTAGATATTACAGATAGGTTAGAAGATCATGCAGAATCATAAAGATCAAATAATAGAAAGGTCTAAAAACTTTGACAATATGAAGACTTTAGACGAAGTAATGGAACACTATAGTATAAAAAATATAATGAAATTTATAAAAAAGGAGAAACATGAACATAAAAGACTTAGCAGAGAAATATGAACTTACCCAAGATGACTTTTGGGAACTTCGTAAAAATTCAGAAAAGTGGATAATTACCCACGATGCTTGTGAGAAGATCGCACAAGTAGAGGGTATCGTTTTTGAACCGCCACAAATTATAAATTATCAACCTACTGTGGTAACTGAAAATGGCGAGAAATTAAGAACTTCAAAATACGGCAGAGAAGTCTTTCGACCTGCTTGGGGTGGAACTTGTCAGAAAAAGTCTGGTGATGTGGCTATGGTGGTAACAGGTTATAAATTAGATAACCCTGATTATAAAATATGGACTACGGGTGAAGCTAATTCACTTAATTGTACTGCTGAATATTATTTAGCAATGGCGGAAAAAAGAGCGAAGGATCGGGTAATTTTAAAATTAATTAATGCTTACGAGTATGGGATATATTCTGATGTTGAAAGTGATGACTTTACGAAGAAAGAAAAAAAGGCATCGCAAAAGCAAATAGAGCTTATTGTTGGTCTTGCAGGTGAAGTGGATGTGGCAGTCAATACAGATGGCTTAACCATAGAGGAAGCATCAAATAAAATTGAAGAACTGAAAGAAGCTAAAGCTACCAAAGATGCGATAGACCAGGCTCAGGAGCTTTCAGATAACCATAAACAACAAATGACAATAGGAGAATAATATGGCATTTGACCAAACAAATACAGCGATTGTGTTCGTTGAAGAAGGGCTTTTTAACAAGGAAGGTGTTGAAGCACTTGGGAGTAAGCCAGTAATTGTAGTAAAGGCAAATATTGATGGACGACCAAAGGAAATTAGCTTGTGGTTTTCCAAAGATAAAGAAACAGGTCAGTATAAATTGACCAAAAACGGCAATAAAATGCTAACGGGTAAAGTTTCAGACCCGTATGATGGTGGTGCATTTAAGGAAAAAGATGCGACTCCAGTTGCAGCGTTTGAAGAGTCTAAAACTACAAATGACCTCCCGTTTTAAGATTCAAATTAAGGTCGGGGAGGAAACAAGGTGGGCGGATGCTGATAAAGTGTTCGCCCATCTTATGGAGCAATATACGAAAAAAATTCCAAATGGGGATAAGCCTGCTCCCTACAAGGAAAAGGTTGAGAACTTTTTTATAAATATTGATGATGATTGGAAAAGTGCTTTAAAAGAAGCATATCCAAATGTTAATATTGAAGAAGAAATGAACAAGGCAAAAATGTGGCTTTTATCTAATGCTCCAAAGCGAAATTTGAAGAAATTTGTTAATAATTGGATGTCAAAAGCAGTTGATAATAAAAAGCCTGCTGAAAAAGAAAGGGTAATGTTTGGTGAATATTAGAATGGAAGAAATGAGGGATTTGGCTCACTATTTCGGAAGAACAGCATTCCAGAAAGAAATAGCAAATCAATATGAAAACATTATAAATCAATGGTCGCAGGGATTATTTGAAAATGTAATAAAATATATTCGGGAAAGTGAACATATTACAGACTTTCCAAAGCCATTTGAAATGGATCGCATTGGGAAGAGGCTATACAGCGGTGCTTACCACGAATACGAAGATTGTGAATACTGCGATAGTTCTGGAATTATATCAAGGTTTGAATATCCCGCTGGAATCGAAAGGGGCAAATATCACTATAGCTATGCCTGTAAATGTTCTGCTGGAGCCGTTATGAAGAGCTTTATTAAAAAGGGCGGGCAACGATACTTTGATCATTTTGATTATATTAATGATGAAAACATTATAGTTAAGAATACCGATATAAAGAGAAGGGGTTTATAAACATTAAACAGGCTTTTAAATATACTTGTGCCCATTGTGGACATGAGAGGTTTGATGATGAATGGTTTATAGATAATTATATATTCGGACACAAGGCTTACTTTGACAAAGATTGTTTAGATACATTAAATAAAGAAAAGAGGGAAAATAATGGATAGAAAATACACTACAAGGAATTCAACAAAAGAAGAAATGGCAGCTCAAAATGAAGCCTATGAAGATACTATGGATTTTCTTAAAAGCGTGCAGCTTGGATGGATGAAGCATAATATAGATGTTGAGTTTTTATTATTTGGATCGCTTATGGCTCTTTGCTCGATGATGCATTTTCAGCTCAAGGATCATAGGGTTGTTGTAGGGTTTTTGCGTAGATCAATAGAAACCATTGAGCTTCACCATGCCAATGAAGCAGTAAAGGGAGGGGAGGCGTAATGAGTGCTAAATTACATTTATGTGATGGTGATTGTGGTAATGCTTATGAAGAAAAACATCTTAATAGAACCTGTTATGGGGATGACTTTTGCAATGATTGTATGTGCGATTTTATAAGGGAGCAGGATCACGAAGAATGTCCTTGATATATCAGCTCGTATGATATACGATGGTAAACGCCTGGATATATGCGACCACTATTGCAAAAAAGCCCCATATAAAGGACATTATTATAAGTGGTATTCGTATCTTGATAATAGGTATCTAAAAACGATGTGCATGAAATGTGCTTTGCGTGAAACATGGGGCAGTTCCTATAAGCAGCAAAAAAATTATAAAAAATGGAGAGAACGATGTTCGCTTTAGGTTTGATAATAGGAATTATGCTTGGCATACCAATCGGGATTATAATATGGCTATTATTGGACTATTTGCCAGATTAAAATTCTCAGCAAAAGAGTATGGAGCTAACTTAGAGTTGTACTCTGTCGGAAGGTTAGTTGCTGGGATAATTCGGTGGCTGCAAGTTGCACCAATCGGGGATAAAAAAGCCGATGGCATAAAAACTGTTTTCAAAAACGGGGGTGGAAATTCCGCCCCCTCAAATTAGGAGAAAAATGAATATTAGTGAATGTTGCGGAGAGAGATTAACCTATTATAATAAAGAGTGGAATGATGGTATTTGCTCAAAGTGTAATGAACACAGCCCAGCCTTAAGAGAAGAAGAGGAGGTAGAATGACTGATTATTGTGACTTATGTGACACTTTAAAAGAAGTGACAATAGAAAGTGACAGATTAAGAGTGTGCGAGGAGTGTAATGGAAAATATCCAGAATATGAAGAAGTGTAGTAAGTGTAAAGAAGAAAAACCCATTGAGGACTATATCAAGCATGGGATGCGTAGAAGTTCAAAGTGCGACCCGTGCAGATTAGAATATCAACAACAAGTGAACAGAAAAAGAGCAAAATTGGAGAAGATGAACTTATGGTAAGTAAAGAAGCATATTACACATTCAAGGGCTTTTGCATAGCCTTGTTTATGATCTTAGCGATTGGTTGTATGTCTAATATATTAGAGGCTAATGGCAATGATAACTGCGGTTCGTATTATAATCCGTGTTATGTGAAGGTAATGAATGATTGAGTTTATTATAAAAGGCGACCCAGTTCCCTTAAAACGCCATCGCAGCACCCGAAATGGCAGGATGTATGACCCATCTGCGAAAGATAAGAAGCAAATGTGGCTACAAATAGCGAAATACAAGCCAAAAACACCCATTAAAGAGCCTGTTGCAATGAAAGCGACATTTGTTATGAGAAGACCAAAAAGTCATTATAGAACGGGCAAATACTCGCATTTACTAAAAGACAATGCTCCAGAGTTTGCGGTAGGTAAAGCAGATTTGGATAATTTATTGAAGATGGTAGCAGATGTAATTCAAGGCAAAGACAGGATGATATACGATGACAACCAAATAGTTATAATATTTGCACATAAAATTTATGGAATAACCCCACAAACGAGGATAGGCATTGAAACCATATCTTGATTATATTCGCAGTAAACCTTGCCTGATTTGCGGGCAGTCACCATGTGATCCAGATCACTTAGAAGCAAGAGGAATGGGTGGAGCAGGTGATGAAATGAAAGACTATTCCTGCGTTCCTCTGTGTAGATCGCACCATATGGAAAGACATTCTTTCGGGATAGATGGGTTACAAAAACGATATTCGCACTTAAAATTAAATTTATGGAAAGATGCGTTTAGATTATTGAGGGAATATTTTGTATCCTGAAATTATTATAAATGACGATATGAAAAAAAGGGCGAAGCAAAAGTATCAACAGGTTAATATTGATACGACCAAAGACAAGCGTAAATTTGGATCAGAAGCGAAAAGATTATTATATGGATATTTAGGCGAAATGGTGGTAATGGATTATTATGGGGTAGATGATATAGATGATTATGAATATGATATTATCGTTGGTGATTATAAAATAGATGTTAAAAGTATATCTTGTAAATTTAGACCCCCCATGAATTATTTAGCTGCTGTAAATTCCTGCGAAATAGATGGTGAACATAGGCAGGATGCTGATATTTATGTATTTGTTCGTATAAGAGAGGACTGCAAGATCGCATGGCTTGTAGGATTTATAGAGTGCGATAGATTTTTTAATATGTCCACATACATTGATAAGGGTGACACCTATCATGGAATGACCTTTGAAAAAGCCAATATGAATGTTTTACCAATAAAAAAGTTACATAGAGTACCTTGAGATTCACAGCATTAATTAAAGATGGAAAAATAAACTGGCACGATATTGCCGATTTAGAGAGGTTTTTATTTGACTTCGAGGGTGAAGCCTATATTGATATAAAACCCTCTAAAATGCGTAATACTGCTCAAAATAACTTCTATTGGAAGTTGTTATCTAACTGGGGAAAGTGCATCGGATATTCAAAAGAGGAAATGCACGATGTAGTTAAGTCGCATTTTAAGATTAGCAGCACCTCAGAAATGAACAAAGACGAGTTCTCTGAATTTCTGGATGAGGTTATAAGATACGCTTTAGAGAACGGCTACAGCGGGGATGATCCTCGTATTACCAAACCTCTCTAATTTTTAAATTCACATTATAAACGCCATTTGCTACTTGCTTGAATCGAAATGAGTTCTGGTCAAATTTACATATAGCAAATTGGGTATTATCACCTTGGTCAGGCTGGAATATAAAAGGTAATTGTCCTCCATTAGTTTTGTGTATGACGGAAAAAATCGTATCCCCAGTTAGGAGATTATCTGCATAATATTGATAATCATTAACATCATCAGTATCAACATTGTTAGTTTGATTTCCCCATTCAGCCCTGCCAAGATATTGATTCGCACCAAAAACATCACCATCATCAAGATAAGAAAAACTTAAATTCCAAATTCGTCTACCACTTCTGGCTAAATTTTGGTTATAATGACCAGAATATAGAGAGGCATCAAATGATGGTGTAGGGTCTTTAAGTTCCCAAGCACCTAAACTACCCCACTTGGGACTACCATTATAAAAAGAATTGGAAAGACTTGCCCCTCCTTTTGTTTCTATTGTTTTAACCCCACCATACTCTCTTTCCATTGTTAGTGACAAGTCAGGGGAATGTGGCATTTCGTAGTAAGTGCCAATTACAACAGAGCCAATATTAACAGGCTCAGTTTGATTAAATATCCCTAAATTAGTTAA